GTAACCGGAGGCTGAGAAGGAACGGAGCCTGGAGTTGGGCCGGTAGTAACCGTAGGCTGAGAAGGAACCGAGCCTGGAGTTGGGCCGGTAGTAACCGTAGGCTGAGAAGGAACGGAGCCTGGAGTTGGGCCGGTAGTAACCGTAGGCTGATCGAAATATGGACGCCCAGCAGCTCTGGCAGCGTCTCTGGCAGCGGTTTTAGCTACCCCATCCATAGTTCTGTCATATTTCCCCAATACTCCATTTGCTTGGCGCCATGCTATTTGATCTTCAATTGTTGAATATGGGGTAGTGTAACCAGGTTTACCACTTAAAAGTTCATCCATTTCTGGAAAATTGTTTTTCACCTGCTCAATTGCCTCTATATCCGTTGCGTCAAGAGTGCCGGCTATTATCATCCTTTTATTTTGTTCCACTTGTGCTGCAGTGGCGGGAGTTTTTCCTGGTCGATCTTTTACCTCCCCACTATGTGGATCATGCTGTAAATCTAAATATGGACGCCCATTATCATCAACGTAATATGGATTAAGATAATCTGTGGTAAATCTACCAGATGTTTTCTGAGAAATGGGGGCATTCTTTTGCTCAACATTATAATCTACTGTTTTGCGATAATTAGGATCGTATTGATCTTCGAGACGATCAAAAAGATCGCTTCCTTCTACAATGCCAATAATCCTATCTCTTTCTTCTATAGTTTGAGCATAGAAGGTAAATTGTCTTCCTGGTTCATACGCAGAGCTAGTTTTAAATCCTACATCATTTTCTCCTAGTAGTTCAACTAATCTCAAAGTATCATTAGGATCAACAAATTTTTCTGCACCGCGCTCACCAGCTCTTAGCATGAATTTATAGAACCATTTTAAGCGCTCTCTTGAATCCATACCCGCAAGGTTAACTCCAAGAGCACTTGTTCTTTTCTGAAAATTTGAGAAAAGTTCTTGATCAATAACATCAGCGCCTCCCATTATCCCTTTTGAGGGATCCTTGAGTTTTAATCCCATCTTTGCAAAAGCGTCTTCTTGCGTGAGCTCTGCCTTAAGATCTGCGTGTAACTTCCATCCATGGTTAGTATTGACTCCATGTGCTTGATTTTTTAAATTAACCAAATCATTAGATTCAAATGCATTATTGTCAGCGCGGGGGGGTGAATAGCCCTTTGGAAAACGCGCCTTTACTTCATTTAAGTCTGCTGTCATTACATTCTCCGATTATTATTTAATACATTTTCTAGAGCAGAATCTCTGATTATTATGCTCATAAACCATACCTCTAATAAATTCTCTGCTACAAGATGCACAATGAAATTTAACACCGGATATACCATAAAATAAGACTGGTTTACCCTTCTGCTCGACTTTTTGAACAGCGGTTGAGGTATTTGCATAATTCTTTTTTGCTGGTTTTTTACCTGCCATTACCTACTCCTTATCATAGTAAACACAAGGATATAGTAATTGTTTTATCGAAGAATAGTCCAATCTTCAGGTATTAGATCCTTTGTATCGGCACCTATTTTCGGGCCAAACCAAACTGGTGGGACTATAACGGAGTTATTATTATTCTTATTAAGCCACGCTCCCCACCAGCTAAAAGAGCTATTAGCTATAATATTAGAATGACACTGGGTCATTAAATACAAATCAATAAAATGATGGTTATGAGAAAAAACAAACCTATCTGAATCCAATAATGACAAAGATTTACACCAATTAATATCATCAGAAAAAACAATACCAAAATCATAGTCATTAAAAAGACTGATAGCAGATTCATAATATTCTTGGCTTGGCGTAGGATGTGCATCTGGATTATTTAAATAATCAGTTCTTCTAAAGTGAATAGAAAAAACTTTGTGATCACTAAATATTTCAGAATACCTATCTGCTGCCTCAACTATTTCTGCCTTAAAAGCAAACTCATTCCTAATAATATTTTCTATGTTTTTAAAATATTTTTCAGTTTGAAAGTATCCAAATAAATCTATATTATCAGGAAATCCTTTCATAAAATTTTCATCAAAATGAAAATGTGGTTCATTAAAAGTTTGACTAGGAAAATTATTACCTAACCTATTAGAGGCCTCATTCATTTCAAAAAGATCAAAAAGTTGATGACGATTTGCGGGAATAATAAAATCATAATTGTTAGAATGCGCAATCCCTCTAAGGGATGCGTATTGGAACATCTGATTTCCAAGACGACCGTTTAGCCCAAGTCTACTATAGGACAGCATTTCTTTCCCAGTTTTCCCATATAAACGGATATCGCCAAGTTAAATGATGAGTTTGGGAAAGCTTATCTGCTGGTCTTATTTTCATTTCTTCTTCCAGCCCATTGGGTCATCTGTCATACGATTGTAAATCCACTCGTATGTTTTTTCCATGCCATCTGTCAATGTAATACTAGGCTCCCACCCAAACGTGCTACGGAATAAAGTATTATCACTATTTCTACCACGCACACCCTGAGGTGCATCAAGATTGTAATTTCTTTTAACTTTAATTCCAGCAATATCTTCAGCGATAGATACTAGCTGATTGATTGTTACTAACTCTGCGCTACCTATGTTAACCGGCGTATGCAATGTTGAGTTAGAAAGCTCCCAGGTTCCACGAACACAATCATCAATATACATAAAAGATCTAGTCTGCTCACCGTCTCCCCAAACCTCAATTTCATGATTACCAGAAAGTTTAGCTTCAATGACCTTTCTTATAATAGCTGCTGGAGCTTTTTCTCTTCCACCTTTATAAGTTCCATATGGTCCATAAACATTATGGTATCTAGCGACATGGGTTTTAATTCCATAATCCTCCATAAAATGTCTGCACATTCTTTCTGAAAACAATTTTTCCCAACCATAACCATCTTCTGACTGAGCAGGATAAGCATCCTCTTCCTTTAAGGCTGTAACATCAGCGGACGATTGTTTTCCAGCGTTGTATACGCATGCCGAAGATGTATATAAATAACTTTCTACACCATTTTTTCTAGCGGCATCTATCAGATTTGTGTTGATTAATACGGTCATCATACAGTCTGCCTTATTGTTTTCAATAAATCCCATACCACCCATATTGGCTGAAAGATTATAAACACGATCCATTGTCTTAGTCAGAGCATCGCAATTATTTGCTATAGAAACATCACTAGTTATATTATGGGCATCGTTGTGAAGTTGATACCATTCTATTGAATTCTTCTTATCTACAGCCGTTACAGTGTGCCCCTCTTGCAAAAGCTTTTTCGTTAGGTGTCCACCAATAAATCCACCTGCTCCAGTAATTAAAATTTTCATTATGATAATCTCCTATTCTCATTATGATCTTCAGTTAAGATTAATTCTTTATGTCTATTATATAATAATTTCATATTTTTATGATTAGCCTCATATAGCCAGCTGCCAACGGAACCAGTTTTTCTCGTGCCTCCCCAAGAATAGTCTGAAATATAATCAATCCAGTAAAACCCAGCAACTTTTCCAAAATATTTAAAAGCTCTGTAACAAAGATCGTGATCATCTAGTTCTTGAGGAGAATAATCCTCATCAAGATAATCTAGTTTACATAAAATATCATGGTCTATCATTAGTGGTCCACGATTAACGGAACTTCTAATAGCAAATGTTTCTCTGTTAATACTATTTTTATCAGCGTGGTTAGTATGAACTAATATGTCGCACCAACAATTATCTAAATTTTCTGTAACATATATGTGCTTTGAATTAGGGTTATATCTCCAGTCGTGAGCAGTTCTAGCAGTCACTGCAAAGACATCAGAAAAACCAAAAGGCTTTTCCATTCTAAGATTCCAGTCTTGCTCATTTATAACCATGTCATCTTGGATGATGACAACCTTATCGCCCCGAGCGTGCTTTAATCCAATGTTGTTTGCTTTTGTCTCAAAAACATTATCCGCATATAGTATGCTGATATTTTTATTAAACTTTTTAGAAAAAGATACAGCTATTTCTTCAGACTTATCATCACATCCATCAAGAACAATAATCAATTCATAATTTCCTGATGTAAATTTTTTGATGTTATTTAATACGGTTTTTAAAAGAAAATCTTTATTGTGTACTGTTAATATAAGACTATGCATTTGGGAATGTGTACTTTCTAATTTTTCCATTATCGACTTTAAGATTATATTTTACCACAAGATTGGTAAGTATGCTTTGATCATGTCTATGATCCTGAAATGAAGGAAGGTTATCTTTGCCAGATACATTTTGTATATCTGTTAATATTCTTTCGTCCAAACAATAATGTAGCCATTCATTTAATAAACTAATAGATGACTTTTTATTTTTCCAAAAAGATACTCCAGCCTCCAACTGACTAGCTGACCAGTATTTTTCTGAATCACAATCCATATAAACAAAACAATCTCGTTTAGTCCACTTTGCGTTGTTGTTTCCATAAGTGATAAATAATTGATCTACATTATTCATCTGACTTATCAATTCTGATTCAAAAGAAATATCATCTAGCTGCGAATGAAATACGTCTCCAGAATCAATATAGAAAACAGTATCGTCATCATCAGCGAATGTTTCTAGGGCATGCTTTATAATATAAGGTTTCCACAACCAATATCCAGCACCACGTGTTTGATCTAAAATTTTTTTATTTGATTTATAAAAATCTGTTCTCTGAAACCAATGCTCTGTATAGGGTGCTATTTTAAAATTATTTAAAACAGCTTTTTGACATAGGGCAAGCTGCTTGTCAGAAAACTTATCATTTGCGTAAGTTACAAATAGTATAGCCATCTTTAAATCTCATGTAAGAATCTCTTTGATTCTTCCAATTACATCAATCTGCGTTCTTATGTGCCGATAAATATAGCCAACCCATATCTCTCCAGCTTTTTGGTAGTACATCTGGCTGAAATTGAGTTTTCCATAAACAGTAAGGGAAACTTACCTGATCCTGATATGACCATGTTAGATTTTGTTGATGCCAAAGCTCTCCAAGTTCTTTAACTTTTGGATTAGTTAAATCTCTAGCGGACACACCGCATTCATATAAGCCATATTCTGTTGGAAAACCTTCAGCAACATAAGATGCCACCTGTTCATCAAGTGGCTCTTTTGCGTATTTTGGCGGCCTAATGGTAGCTTCTCCGTAGGCGCAATGTCTACCATCAAAATGAGGTGAAGCAACAAAACCATTTTTCATATACGACATTATTTCAGAAACAAAATTCATATTGATAACAGCCATTGAGCCATCTATCCATATCATATATTTATAGTTATTCAAGATTGGTATTGAATGCGGATTCAGCTTTGGTCTCTTGGATCTACGTCTACTATCCAAATGCTCATCGCCCAAAAGCTCCACCTTCCATGGTTTTGGGGCATCAAAAGAATTTTTTCCATCAGTAAAATAAACATAATCTACGCCATGTATATGATTCTGAGTAAGACAATGATCATACTCTCCAGTAACAGCAGTAACAATTACCGTCTGCCCATACCAATCTTCTACCATGACACTCCTCAAAAAGCTGTTGTAAACATCTCTATAGCTTCAGGTTGTTCTTCCGCTATTTTTGGATGTATAGTTTCTATACTAACAATTGGTTCACGGATAAACCTATCAGATGCAAACCAACCATTTATTTTTGTTTCATTTATTAACTTTTTTGCACCGTTTGGATTTATCGCATAAGCATAGGTGCAATTCATGGAATGCACACCAGAAGCTTCACCAGGAGAGAAACCCATTCTAAAAACAGAATTTTCTTGAACAGTGCAGTATTGATCAAAACCATTTCGCATTTTTCTACGGCGGATTGATCCCTCCCAATCAAGATGAAGAACGTCACTCCATTCTGGGCTTGACCATTCTCTCAACAATATAGCATCGTGTTCCAAAATGATGATAGGCTCATTAAATTCTACGCAAATATTCCACAACGCATAATGTGAAGCAAAACATCCCCTAGTACCAGGAACGGAAGTCCATTTATTGTATAGATCAAAATAAGGAATATTATAGTCCCAAACAGGTTTTATATTATGATCCTCAAACAATGATAGAGAATCGTCTTTGGTATACGCTGCAAAATAAAAAGCCTCATAACCGAATTGTTTAGCTGACTCAAAAGCTTTAGCCGCTAAACGCTCTGATGAATCCATCCCTTCAATTGTTATAATAAATACTTTCACAATTATCCTTTAATGCAACTGGCGGAGAAGGTGGGATTTGAACCCACGGACACCTTTTGAGATGTCGACATCTTAGCAGGATGTTCCATTCAACCGAACTCTGGCACCTCTCCAGTACTATTACGGTACAAGCCCTGGACGCTCTACGTCCTCCATTAAACGAGTTCTACTCCATGCCCCGCATGAATTACAATACCATTGCTGATATGTTCCAGTTTGAGTATATCGTTGACCTCTCTTTTGCAAATCATCAGACCCACAAGTTGGGCAATTACACTCGCCTTCGTACACATTTAAATTAGGATGGTTATTCATCCAGGGGCGCAACTTCATGTATACATTTCTTAGAAGGTCTACGTCCTGCTTAGCGTACTTCGTCATCAGTTTCCATGATTTTAAATCGCCACGCATGCATCCAGCCCACGTCTCAAAGCCACCAGTATCAACTTTTCTACCAACACCCAAATGCTGCCCCAAATGATCTAATCTGTTGCTATTAAACATAAAATATTTTCTAGCAACTTTTAATGTATCAACCTGTCTAACTGGTGAAGTTGGACCCATATTATGAGATATAAATCTTGCGTTAGCTTTTCGCATATCAAACTTATCGCCATTGTGCGCAATTGCTATATCGGCTTCATCCAATAAATCCCAAAGCTTTTTAACTACATAAAGATCATCTTCTGGATTCTTTTTATATTGATCAGGAAAATCTATCAAGGAACAAACATGCGTAGTTTTTTCGTGCTCCCATCTATATGATACACACAACATGTACCATTCGCGCTCATGTTCAATAACATTCTGCTCATAGTGGCCCCAAACATAACTAAGGTTTGGGGCGGTTTCTATATCATAATATAAAATTTTTGCCATGATAGCACCGTCTTTTCAATCGGGTAGAATCATTTTGACACTACATAATAATCATACAGTATAACACAAATGGTGACGCAATGCTCACAATGTTACATCACGCCACCATTATATAGGTAATTAATTATTTAATATTTTTAATATTAGAAAAAATAATTTCTGAAGCTGATCCTCTATGACTGATAATATTATCTCCTGCCCATCGCCTAGTATTATTTTAATAATATGACCATTTACTAAAGAGCCATCTGTAGCTATCATAGAGGTTTGATTTGTTATTTCTATATTTTTTATAGCTGGCATAAAGCCAGAAAACTCTTCATCCATTATTTTTTCTTTTTCTTTTTAAAGGTAGCAACATTTTTTGGAGCTTGCCCCTTAACACCTTTTGATGGAGTGCCTTGAGCTCTTTTTCTTTGAACTGCGCTTCTCCGTTGAGAAGATGATAAGGAATTAGCCTTGGCAATAGGTAGGCATTTTGCGTACCCACCGCCCTTACCAGATGTTCCGCAGGGCTGCCACTTGCCATTCTTTTTAGGGGCACCAATGTTTACCCATTTCTGATTAAACCATTTAGTTAAGCCAACGCCCTTTGGACCAGCCATATTATATCACTTTTTCTTTTTGGGTGCAGAGGTTGTTCTCCATGTTCCGCCTTTAGATTTATACCACTTAGCCGCCCATGCGTTAGCATATGCGGAAGGATATACGTCAAATTTTGATCTAGCCATAGATTTAGCTTGGCTCCAAAGCTTTGGATTTTTTGCTACGTTTCTTTTTTGTGCCATTATTCTTGATCCTGATCGTAAATGGTATTGCCAGTGGTAGAAGTTTTTTCTTTATCTTTTAATCCATTTGCTGCCAGAACTCCCGATAGACAACCAGACAAAAATAATACTATAGGAACTAGCAGTGAGTCAATAAACGCTTTGTCATTGGGCGACTGCTGATCAATTGGTTGCGTTACAAACACCAGGGCATACATAACGCCAGTTACAATTACGGCGAAAGTGAACGCTAAGGTTGCTCCGACTATTAAAACCATTCTGGCTTTTATTTCACTATTTGTATATCTTTTCTTTTGATAATTATTCATTCTGGAACACTCCCATAAATATCTTCTGGACATGTTCCAGAAGCGCTACAAATTGGTGGTTTACAATCCGCAGTTTCCCAATTGTTTGGATCCTGACACGGATAACGATATGAATCATTGCATCCGCTTAAAAGACCCATACAAAAGGCTCCCAATATTGATGCTAGTATTAAAATATATTTACGCATCAGAACATCTTATCCCATGTGACAGGACCGATAATGCCGTCATCCTTCAGGCCGTTTGCCTTCTGCCATGCCTTGACTTTTGCTTCAGTGCCAGGACCGAAGTCGCCATCAGCCTTAGCACCAACAATTGCCTGAACCAGCATGACTGCGGGTCCCTTTGAGCCCTTCTTGACCGGGCTTCCCGGGTACTTAAACTCCATCGGACCGGCCTCAACTGAACCGCCAGATGGCGCGATTGCCTCCGTGGGCGCGGCTACGGAACCATCGGGTGCGGCGTCACCGAGGCAGTACTGCCAGTGCCATGCTTCAAATTCCTTGGAGTTCTTATCGCCGGTCTGTAGATAGAAGCCCCACTTAGGGGCGTTGGCACACATCCATTCGAAACAGGCACCGCCCATTGACTGTAGTTTTCCGCCAGCCTCGTAGCCGAGGTCGATGGCGAGCCCCCAGCCGTGATTAGAACCCTTTAGGCCGGTCGGGTCCGGTGCAGCCGAAGGGGCCTTGCCCGGCTTGAGATACCAGGTCTTGCCCTGATACTGGCGCGTCACCTGTGGCTTGCGCCCCTGGTCGGTCGTGGTATAGCGGTCCATGAACATAGACAGCTGTCCCTCAAATGAGCGGTAGTCGCCAACATTCTTAAGTTTGTGTCCGGCAGCGAGGGCAGCGTCGTACATCTTATTGAACTGCTCGGCAACGGGGGCATACATCTGGCCGCCGGTTTTAACCTTGGCAAGAAGGTTCGCGGGCAATTGACCATTTTTATGCGCCTTTAGGGCGGTGGGCACAACAAGCTTGATATAGGGGTAAATCATCATCATCCTCCAAATACGGATTGCTGAAAAATTATACCCTATGTGTCAGATTTCTCTTTCGACTCCCTGTGTTTAGTTAGCATTATTTGAGCGATATTAATAATAGTTGACGCAATGAAAATCTTCAGTCCTATTGATTGTGTTGGTCCACTCAGGGTGATCAAGACGAGGATCGTTCCTGACAATGTCCAGTTCATCTCGGTGATCGAGTCCCAGAGCAAATTAAAAAACTTCTTGACTAATTTCATTATATTCTCCCTTTTCTTGATGCAGCACCCGGTGCTGCAGAAACAACAACTGCCGCGGCGGCAATCAGGACACGTCTCTGGCCAACGGGTATGTTGGAACCAAGTGGAACGTATGTATCCACATTCCCGGCAGCAAAAATATTAATCTCTTCCTCAAAGGCTTCCTTGACTTCAGTTGGGGCGTCCTGGACTGCCTCAACCAGCGCGGCGGCCTCCCCATCTGAAATATCATCAATAGGGACAGTGCTGAAGATTTCCGTAGCCTGGTCGCCGGTAATTGACTCAAGAACTGCTCCGCTCGTGGCAATGCTCAATGACTGTTCTTCGGTTAGGCCATTCTCAATAATTGAGTCAATTGCGGCAGCGACCTGTTCATCGGAAACGTTGTCACTGCCGAGCACATCAACTAGTTCATCGAACGCTGCATCAGAAATTGGTTCATCCAAGATCGCATCAATGACCGAATTAAATGCCTCGTCACTAAGTGGTTCTTCGAAGACCGTATTAAGAACTTCCGCAAATACTTCATCACTGATGTCCGCAGTAAATACCTGGTCGACAACTGCGGCGATTTCCTCATCAGACAGTTCTTGTACAAATACCGCAGATACCAATTCTGTCAGTGCCTCATCAGATAGGTCTTGGCTGAATACTTCGGCCACGACGGCAGCAAACTGCTCCGAATCAATGTCTGACGTAAGTAGGTCAGCCGCTACTGCGACTAGTTCTTCTTCGGAATCTGCGTTAGTAAGCGCATCATTGATGGCGCTCGCTAGTTCTTCGGGCGATAGGTCACCGGAAAGTATGTCGTCGATAACTGCGGACGTATCCGGCCCTTCTATCGGTACATCGGGCGTCGTGTCTGGCGTTTCTTCTTCTGGGGCTGATTGAGGTACGGTTGTTTCGGGTGACGTTGTGGCAACTGAACTTCCGGTTCCTCCATCAGGACCTCCATCGGTATCATCTGGTACTTCAGGTAGTGTAGCAGAAGGAGGTGTAATAAAAGGTTCTGTAGTTGTTGGGATCTCTGGAAGCGTGGCAGTTGGAGGAATATCGGTAATTGGTTCTGTGGTTTCCGGAATTTCTGGAATAGTTGTTGTGGTAGTAGAAGTAGTGGTTGTCGTAGTTGTAGTAGTTGTTGTGGTAGGCGGAGTGGGATCAATCACCACGGCATCAACAGTTGCTTCAGGTCCGTACATGCAAGACCCTTCACCCTCTCCGACACACGGCGCTGTCCCTGCCTGAATCTTGAATCTCACTGGTCCGTATCCAGTTGTTCCAGGCCACATCCACGGACCGAGGCTGTATGAGGTGTTTGCGGCGTATGTCCACACCCCCCAACCACCAGTTTCTGCTTCATCAACGAGGTCAACAAACGAAATGTTGTACATATATGGAGCAGTATTGCTTGGTGTTGGGGCATCCCAATTCAGAACAACATTTCCATCGTTGTTCGCTACTGCGGTGAGATTTTGAACAGGGTTAAAGTATGGGGCTATCGTTGTAGTTGTAGTACTTGTAGTTGTCGTGGTTGGTACAACAGCGTTCTGTGTAAAAGCAGATGCGGGGACTATCTGCCATCCCGAACCTATATCCCAGTAGAGGGTCGTACTGGCTCCGCCACCATTTTCGTAATACCAATATGTGATTGGCTTGGAGACTCCAGCACTAAAGGAAACGTATTGTGACGGGTTACCCCAGCCGCCCTTGTCAAACCAGTTATTGTCTATTAAATCATTGTCTACATAGAGTTTTGTTCCGTCATCTGCGGCGGGCAGGAACCTAAACGAGCCAGTCACGGGCAAGGTTATGTGACCTTCATACTTAACAATAAAGTCTTCTTCCATGTTGAATAGCGGTGCGCTGTCAAAGTTCTGATTAATCTGAGTGAGGGTGGTGGTGCCAGCGACCGGACGACCGCTTACCGTAGGTAGCGGAGGTGAAGTGTTGTAGCCGAAGTTGTTGTAAACGGTTACCTTAAGCCCGTCGGCAATCGAGGCAGCGCTATGGGCGGGAGCAAACCAAGCTAAAAGACAAATAAGCCAAAAACCCCACAGACCACAACGATGGTGACGCCCTACAAGCATCATGTGCCTCCCTTTATACATTACTACTGTATCAAAGGTGCGGCTATTTTACAATAACAATCTATTTATTGAACCTTATGTCTAGCTCTGTCTTGTATTGCTCTGCCAAGAAATCTACATTTTTCAGTATTAGGGCATTGTGCTGACGTTGTGCTGTTTTGGGCGAAATGTGTTGCTTGTAAATCATTTTGGGAATGTGGCAACACTGCGTCTTGAGGAACGTTCTCACGCATAGGTCATAATCATCCGCAACCTTCAGGTTCCAGTCATGTCCATTGAGTGCTCGGTAGACGTCGGCGCGCCAGGCGCGTACATGGTTGGGGGCAGAAACAATATGTCTCATTGTGACGGTATTGAGTTCTGGCGCACGCATCGCCCAAACTCCCGCCTCGGTGTCCCAGTAGTCACTTCCGTAGCCAAATGCCCAGCCGTTGGGATAGCGCCCAGACTGACCATCGGGGAGGATTTCACACCAGTCTGAGTAGACGAACCCAACGTCGCTATTATCAGAAAACGCGGAATTGATAAGAGCGAGGGCATCTGGCATCAATTCATCGTCGTGGTCCAGTTCGACAAGAATGTCTCCCTTGGCAACCATGAATCCGTTTCTCTTTACTTCTCCGATGGAACCAGAGTGAACGTGAGAGCGGTGCATGGTAAGTTTATAGCGTTCGTCGGCGCAGAAGCCATATAGTTGCCGCCAGGTTTCATTGTTTGTTGAGTCGTCCCAAACAACCCATTCCCAGTCTGTGAATGTTTGTGATTTTAGGGAAGCCCAAGTACGGGCAAGAATTTCCTGGGGGGTGTTGTATGTAGGCGTAATGACGGAAATCATGCGGGGTGCACGTGAAACTCTGGCTGGCATTCAAGGAATGAACTGAGGATCAATTTGTCCGAAGACACCGTCAACAAGGACTCATGTGGATACATCCAGTGTGCCGGAAATACAACAACCCCGCCCTTTTGGGGTTTGACTTTGACGTCTTGATAGGGAAAGTAAGTTTCGCCACCTTCTTCAACAGTGTTGATGTAGCAGACAATGGCCCCAACTCGTCGATGTACCCGGTATACCCACTGTTGGCCATCAACATGTTCGCGGTAGTACCCGTTATTCTGTCTGTACATTTGCCACAGGTAGCCTGTATCCGCTATTCCTGACGCCTCGTTAAGGTACTTAAACCTACTCAGATATTCTGAAACTACTGGTCGCAGTTCTTGGTAAATCAATTCATCAATGCGTGAACGCTCCGCTTTGACAGACGCATCAGTTTCTGGATCATTCCAGTGGCCTTCCTGATCCATTGTGTTCTTCCACTTTTCGCCACTTGGCGTCAAACTTTGGCCTGAAATTGTTACACCAGGCCGAGCCATGTCAAGATTGTTGTAGTAAAACGACCAAACCGTGTCGCATAATTCATCACTCAGTCCCTGCTCGTAAAAGATGATTCCGTTGCCGTAATCTTTCGGTCTCATATTCTCCTCAGTTTGTCAGCGCTCGATAAAACATCATGACGTTAGGATACAGCATCTTAGTCTTAAGCCAGGACTTAGTCAAGTCGTCAATTGGACTAATTTCTGAGCTGTGCGGTTGCTGGCGAGCGTTATCGTCCCCGCGAAGGTATCGATAGATATGCATTGGTCCTTGGGACTCAATACTGTTCTTGACAGCATCCGGCATTCCTAGTTTCTCAAAAAACTGCTTTGACGCAACAGCCACATTTTCGGTTGAGTTCCACGGTTCATCTGTCATTGAAGCCCACTCAAGCATAAGTTTTAGTAACGGAAAAATGCTCCTCGAAGCAGCGGGCAGGTCGCCTTCGTTGAGAACAAAGTTTTCATTGTCATCATGTTGGCCAGCGTAATACTTGCAATACAACAGATGACCAACACTATCTACTGAGAGAAGTACGAAGATTGATTCAATATCAGATTGACTAACTGGCTTCAAGCAATTACCAACCCCGGCGGCAACCTGACCGGGTCGCAAAAATGTTGACGGTACATTTCTTCGTCCGGTATCGCATCTAGCCGGGTCGTAATTTGCCATTGGTTCAGAACCAACAAACTGAAAAATCCCTTGCGTGCTAGACGGCGCCCAGTCAAGCAAGTGTTTTACCTCGTCGTAATACGTACAGTTTATGTGGTAGTCAGTTTCTTGATAGGTCAAAATTAAACTGTACGACCTGATTATTCTCGTAAGCCCTAAAAACAGATTGCCTCGATCATCGTGAAAGACACCATAGAAGTCGGGGGACAATAGTTTGCTATTTGCTGTGTTAAACAGTTTAGTTGCGGTGTAGTCAACTTTATGAAACTCATTTGAGCGAACAGCACTCATGTCGTGAAGAGCTGGATAGATGTATTCGTAGTGAGAAATGTCCATCATTCACCTGGGACCATATGGCCAAATAGTTGGTCGATGAATAATGAGGTCCTCTACCCATTCATTAAATTCGTCCGACATATCCGGTATATCTGATAGTGGGGCACGCATACGCGCATTCGTGAGGCCGCGCAGATATCTGGCGACTTTTTGGTCTGGGACGGAGGTCCACAGCCAATTTTCAATGTCTTCTGGGATTTGAATTTCTTCAACGAATTCACTAGCAACAACTGCCAATTCTTCGTTATTTCCCATGTTCTCATGCACCCAAGCCCACTCAAGAATTCCACGGAATAATTCTTGCAGTGTTCGGGCGTTACACTCCGAATGCTCCATGCTATTAGCTTCGTTTGCTGAATTAAAGTATTCAAGAAAAACGATAAAGCCTTTTTCAGTTTGAATCGGCACACGAAATACTTTGCAGTGCGTCAAGCACGTGTAATGGTCATTGGTTGTTCCATATGGCTTGTCTGTTGAGCCACAGGAACATCTCTCGGTATCGTAATTCCACTCGTGGAATCCGCTGGGTAGATAGAAATTTCTCGGTGCACCATTGTCGCACCTATTAAAAGGCGCATTTGTTTTCTCATCAATGTCTGCTTCAAAGCGAAAGTTTTGAACTGCTTTACAGAAACTAAATAGGCCACGCCGGTCGGTTAGGCCAATTTCACGGAAGTAGTAGCCCATTCCGTACTCATGTGTTGGGTGAACTTCAAGCATAATGACTCCTATGACTTGATGATAAAGCAGATTGATACAACACTAACCGAGTGGGTGTGCTGTCCGGCATTACTTGTTGTTGGGGTATTAGCGCTATTGGACCACAGATGGCTATGGGTGTTTTGGGTCGCATTGCCAGTCACGGTGTGGGCGTGGCCATGGTTTTGGACTCCGCTGGAGTGTTCATGAGACGCGTTATCGGCGCTTGTGGCACCATGATCGTTGAAGGCATGTGCCGTAAACCCTGTGTTAGCATTAGCTCCAGTCGCTGACAGTACCTCGTGTCTGTGCACGTTTGATACAGCGTTAGTTGAATGGTGATGGGTATAGTCAGATGCATTTAGCGAATGTTGATGGTCTCCACCGGCTTGGTAGGTGTGGTCATGGTTTCCGCCGTCTACATTTGTACCAATAGCATTAGTGGCAGTAAAGGCAGAATGTGTATGTACACTTGTTTGAGCAGCATAACTAAACGTTGTTGTTCCAGCATTAGCACCGCTGGCAATACCAATTGGGATTACGGCGGACATATTTGGTACTCGAACATGTCCAGCAGTTTCTCCGCCAGTGTTGTATCTAGTGCTTAGGACCTGGCCTAGTGTCGAACTGCTAAGTACCTGTTGGCCATCGCACAGAAGCCAGCCATGTGGGACGCTCGTTGATGAACCACCCCACATTTCCATCGTTCCAACTGGAACATGATAACCGGCGACATATTTAGTGCCGTTGTAGAGAATAACCTGACCGTCGACTGGCGAGGCAATATCAACCTCAATTGAGTCAACTTGTACTGTTGATGGTGTGCGAAAAGTTGACTCAGCCATTATTGATACCTGATGTAAAACCAAATGCCGGTCACATTGCCACTATGGTCGTGTTGCTGGGTTGTTGTGTTGCTGGTCATCTGGTAGTTGTGAGACGAATGATCTCCGCCCGCTGAGCTAGTCGAGTGGTAATGAGTATCGCCAAGATTGGCGTTATGGTTATGATTGCCTGATGGCCCTCCAATACCGTGATTGTGGTTTCCGGACGCATTAGTAGTTTGATCATTTCCACCAGAATTACTACGAACGAATGTGTGGTCATGCGATGTAGAGTTACTTGATGGGTTGTGTGAATGACTACCGCCACTTTGGTTTCCGCTGGTCCATTGGTGAGAGTGGAAGGCTGATTCTCCTGCGCCGCCTGAATCATGGTTATGTCCGGTGCTACCAGACCCTTCAGTAAGCGTGATAGGGAAGGTATGACTATGGTCCACCGTAGCGGTTGTTCCGCCAATATTGATTGCTATTGTTAGTGAGGTGTTTGTGTTGCTGGCGTACGGAAAAACTGCGTTACTGAGATTAGGAAGGGAAAAACTATTTCCGTCTACTGACCCGTACTTTGTATCAATGGCGGCAAAGAGCGCAGCGTAAGTTCCGACTCTCGCTAACGACTGGCCGTTACAGATTATGTAGTTGGTAGGCGTTGACACGCTTGGGAACATTCGAATCGTACCTACTGGCACCGCACGCTCGGTTGCCACAAACGCGGCACTAGATGTTTTATACATCAGTGCGGCATTGTTGATAGCACCCGTCGGGTCAATCACTACTCCCGATGTGGTGAGCGTCGTTGGGATGATGAAATCGGATACGGCCATGGTGAATCAGGTCTTTATGATAAACAGTGCTTGCATGACCGTCATTGTGCCGTGATCATGATTACCGATACTAGTGTTTTGACCAGAGGACTGTAGGGTGACCGCGTTATGTGTGTGCGCATGGCTCAGCGAGGTAGCAGCAATCGCCCCGTGCGTGTGATTGTTGCTAAACCCCACGCTGTTGTGAAAATGGTTTGCGTTAACTGAGTTGAGACCATGCGTGTGATTTGAGTCTGAGTAACCTGTAAATTGGTTTACGTTAGTTCCTTGCTTGTAACCGGTGTTGTGAATATGCGCTGCGCCGCCGCTTCCCATGTTTCCTCCGTGGCTGTGGTTGCCTTTATCGGAGTTGATGGAGTGGTTGTGATCTATGCTCGGTCCACCGCTTTGATTGTGAGAATGTGCTAGTGAAACGGCAGAACCGTCAGTCCCATAAGTTGCCGTGTGTTGGTGGTTGTGCGTAACGACGGAACTTGTTGATGTATTTTGCACCGTTGTTGTTGCGAGTGTTGTGGCAATTGGAAGTCGGCTTACAAAGTCTGGTACTCGAACATTTCCAGCAGTTTCTCCGCCAGTGTTGTATTTAGTTCCGAGAACTTGACCTAGCGCTGAACTGCTAAGTACCTGTTGACCGTCGCACAGAAGCCAGCCGATAGGCACCGTACTTCCTCCGTACATTACAACTGTGCCGACCGGTGTTTCTAATGACGGAGTAAAAAGACCCGTTGATGTTGAATATGTGAGTACTTGGTTTGTGGTGGTTGTGCCCTGCAAATCAATTGTGCGTCCGTCAATGTTGAGGTCATCTGAAACTTGAAATGTTCTGGCAGCCATGACTATACCATCACAAACTTCTGAAGTTTTGCAGTTACGTTAGTTGTTGCTGCATCACTGGCAGATATTAGCAGCCTAAAGTTCGGGTTTGAGTAATCTGCAGTGACGGAAACACCACTAATTGAGCCACCAGTTTCAATAACCGCATACTCAACAAAGTCAACATCAGTATCCGCGCTATTGGGGTTAACTAGAATTTTTGACAATCGACGCTTGCTGCCCTGCGTCAAGCGAAGGGTGTACTCAATTGCCAGAACGCCGCTTGCCGTCATTGAGTCGACAACAGTTGCGGTGCTGTTTGCAGTAACTGTATTGTCGCCAGACTCTCCAGTAACCTGGAACGAGTTGCCCATTACTGCTGCGGGAATTGTCCCAGAAAGGTTCCCGGCTGTCAGGTTCGTTAGGTTCGCTCCGGAGACTGCTCCAAACGAACCTGACCACGTACCGCTGGTGATTGTTCCAACCGAAGTCAAACTTGAGGCAGTAACTCCAGAACCAAGCGTTGAGGAACTTAGTACGGTAGTTCCATTTATCTCATAAACTTTGCCAGAAACGAGATTAAAGTCCTCCGACGAGGTCCACGCTGCTGTTGCCGAAACCCACGTGAGCGTCTTGTCTGTAAGGCCCTTTAGTGTGATTCCACCGCCATCGGCAGTTGTGTTATCTGGACTGGCAACGGAACCGAGTTCAATATTTTTATCGTCAACAGTTATTGTTGTTGCGTTAATTGTGGTTGTCGTACCATTGACGGTCATATTTCCGGTAACAGTCAAGTCATTACGAACGGTAGTTGTTCCACTTGTAGCGCCAATCGTTAGCGATGTTGCGGCTCCCGCGAAGTTGACCGTAGTTGCCGTTGTGTTGATGAGGTCAAACGAAGAACTACCCGTGGTCAAACTGGTTGTAATTGCTGGTGATGTTCCAAATACCAGTGCGCCGGAACCGGTTTCGTCAGATATAACCCCAGCCAGTGCTGATGATGTCGTGGCGGCAAATTGCCCTAGTGTTCCGGTAGTCAGGGCGACATTCGTAATCGCACCACTACTTCCATTGACGGTCGTAACGCCAGTTGATGAGGTGAGATACGTAGCCGTGTCAATGGTCCACGTTTCAGAACCATTCGTTTTAAGGAAACCAGAAGAGCCGGTTAGGGCGGCGATAGCCGAAAGGTCGGCGTCATATGCCTGAACATCTGTTCCAATAGCAAGACCAAGTGTTGTGCGTGCAGTGCTCGCGTCGGCATCGTCTATTAACGAACGTCCGAATGAAGATAGCGTAGTCGTTGCGGCAGTTCCAGAGCCAGTGAAATATGGCAAAGCATCGGCTGCGCTTGTTAACCCGGCCAGCGCTGCCAGTTCTGCATCGTAGGCCTGAACATTGGTGCCAATAGCAAGACCCAGGTTGCTGCGCGCGGTGGCGGTATCTGTGGCGCCAGTTCCGCCATATGCTACGCCAACCGCGGTTCCTTGCCAGACTCCCGTACCAATTGTCCCCACCGAGGTGAGGCTTGAGGAAACAACCGTTGAATTAAGTGATGTTCCGGTAAGTGTTCCGGCTGCTGCAGTAATTGTTTGCGAACCAGCGCTCGTCAATGAAATGGATGTTCCGTTAAGTGAAATACTTGTATTCGAAAGAGATACGGCAGCGCTTGATGCTTCGCCAGGGGTATGGGAAACACTAATTCCAGTTCCCGCCGTAACATCGGCTACATAGTTTCCAACAGTGTCAGTCCCTAAATTGATTGGGTCATTGACCCAGGTTCCTGCGTTGTATTTAAGGAAATCACCAGTTGCTGGCGTTGTTATAGCAACATCTGATAGGTCATCTATCGACCCTGTGGGTCCTGTCGCCCCCTGAACCCCCTGCGCGCCCTGACTTCCAGTTGCGCCTTGCGCGCCTTGTGGTCCGGTTGCTCCAGTAGAACCCTGTGGACCGGTCGCTCCCGTTGCTCCAGTTGCGCCCTGTGGCCCTGTGTCTCCCTGTGGCCCTGTCGCCCCCTGTGCACCTTGCGGACCAGTTGCCCCAGTCGCACCAGTATCACCCGTGGCTCCCGTGGCTCCCGTGGCTCCCTGTGAGCCCGTTGCCCCTTGCGGACCCTGTGGCCCTGCTGCTCCCTGAGGACCCGTGGCTCCTTGGGGTCCTGCATCGCCCTGAGCGCCCTGAGGGCCGGTTGAACCCTGAGGTCCTTGCGCACCAGTTGCTCCC